TTGAGTTACGATAAGTATTGTTCATCCTTCTGTGTCAAGGATAGCGGAATCAAAGTCGGCAAGGGTTATCCCAAGGTCTGATAAAATACTGTTTAAATCTAGAACGTCATCAGCATCAAACGAAACGTCAAACATATCTAGTACGGATAGCATAGATTCTTCGTTTAATGAGACGACATTTGAAACTTGTGTATAATTATTATGAATCGTAACTTCTACTTTAAATTGGGAAACATCGAATACTCGTCTACAGGTTGGACAGGTGTTCTTACCTTGGGATTTCCATTTCTCTAGACAGTGGGAATGAAATACATGTCCACAACGAATCGGAGGATTGTTCCTCGTTGACTTGACTTCGTTTAGACATATCGCACACGTCGACATTCTAGAGTATGGGGTTAAAGTTTTTCCTGTGATTTAGCTCAGTTAGTAGATCTTGGAGGCATCTACGAGAGGCTTGTCACACGCGTTGCACTTACCTTTTACCTGTTCATCTTGGATCTGGGTAAGGAGTTCGGGTCCTTGCTTTTGAAGGAGTTGCCTGTAAGAATAGTTGTCCTCGAAAGCAATGCCATTCTTCTTCATCACGTAATTGTTGAAGAGTTGGGCTGAAGTATTGATACTGAAACAGCGTCCATCGGCCATACCGAGTCGCTGCGACATTTTAATTACTATAGAGCTAGAAATTAATTTGTCTGTTTGTGATAGTTTTTACCCAAGATTTAAATCCCTTCTCCTTCAAATGTTTAACAAATGGATCACACCTGTATCCAAGGAAAATATCAAAGACATCAGTGTCCTCTGTTAGTGAAACACGAATATCGGGCTTCTCATTGATGTGTTGGTTAATGATATTGTAAGCAAAAGCAATTTCCTTTAGAGTCTCAGCTCCTGTAATGATAATCTTCCCTGTACTGAAGATACTGCAAGTAATCTCCTTCATTTCATGAGCCGGTTTGAACTTGATTTTTACGGCGGAATAGCGGTCTGGTTCAAATGAGACTTTGAAGATGTCATTGTAATTTTCAAACCAATCAGCCACCTTTATGAGATTGATGTTGTAGTTGAGACTGAAGTTTGAATTAATCATAACAACCCGGAAAGAATCAACGGGAACTTTGATTTCCATATTCAGAAAGACCTTGAAGATATGAATAAGCTGTGTAATGATACGTTTGCAATCAAAGAGATCACAGCACCCTGCAACTTGGATAGAGCCATTGGGGAAAACTTTTACAGACTTGGTACTGTAAGAATCGTGATAGGTCAGTGTAACTTGATTGTAGAAAGTGGTAGGTTTAAGTTTCCATTCAAAACCCGATGTGTTTGAACCACATCGTTTCATCTTATATGTACCAATCTCTTCAAAAATTCTTCGGAGACGTTTGATGTTAATATTTTGAACAAAACTAGAAACCATAGTGATAGTTGTGATCTTGATCCACGAGGGTTTCAGATCTTCGGGTAAAGCTTTCCTAAACTCATCAATTGTGAGGAGATAGGAAAACGAGTTATTTGCAATAGTTGAATACATTTGTTCATAAAATAAAGAATACTAGAATACAACTTAGGTGTTTAAAGAATATATTCTTTATGTGAGTAGATGAGTTCTTTCTTTAAATATGCAAAAGTTGTACATGACGTTGATTCTGATCTCACTTACGTGGAAATCGTGTATGATTCGTACATTCGTGGGAAGGGATACCAGACATTTACAGACTACATGAATACTGAACCCCTAGCGGACTGGCAGGTGTTCGAGTCTAAGAAACACACGATTCCTTACCTTAAGTTTTTGGACATCATGGTTTCTAAAACCATTGAGGTTAGACAGAGAATGGCTGAACTACTTCTAGATGATATTCTCACGTCTAAACGTGATATCAAGACGTATATCCGTCTTACACATGCTACTAAAATTCTAGATCCCAGCTTCCAGCCACCCATTATAAATATGAAAAGTGCTTGGCAGAGAGATTTTATTATTAAGTTTTGTAAAAAACATTTACATCATTGTATCGATGAATGTGTCAAAATAGATCGTTTAGAGTATTTCTTCAACGTCTTACAATTGATACAACAAGAGCTATGAAGATGGTCATTAGAAATACACCAAAGTAGGGAATTTGTTCGCCCTTCGCAACACCAACTTTAACCTTCTCGGCTTCGTCGCAATTAAACCCCGTGTCTATGTTTCTTTTAGGATGTATGGTAGTGAATGTAGTCGATGGCTTATCAGCGGTCTCACATAATGCGTAGCTGCAATAGACACTCTCGTCAGCACCAATTATACCCTCTCCTGTGGGAGTCTTAGAAAAGTTATCAAAATTCCCAGTTTGTCCTATACTCCCTGGGAGGGAGAAATCATGTTTGACAAATGGGTTGACGTCATTAATAGCATCTTCATCATTGAGCATAAACTTACTCATAATTACTATTACTTCAGATTATATTTTTTGTTGTTCATTTTGAACCGATGCTCCATCCACATTTGATCCAGATCAATATTCAGCATATGAGCCAGTTGAAAAAGGTAACTAAATACATCACCCATTTCCATCATAACGTCTGTACCCCTATCCTTCTTGAGATTCGTCTTTTTGTACATCTTCTTGTATTGACGAATCGCAGACGCAAGTTCACCAACTTCCTCAGACAGAAGAAGCCAAACTGTGTCTACGGGTGCTCTATCCCACCCTTTTGATTTACATACCCTTTCGGTTTCATTTTTGTAATAGTTAAGACTCATACTTAATCTTTACTAACCACGTAACTTTAATATGGTTAACTCACAATCCAATTTTATTGTTATAAGGGAGCTTTTTCCCGACGGTACTCGTATTAACTGGTTGATCCATGAGCGTCCTAGTCGTGTCTATTTCGCTCACGTACGCGATGTATTGAGAAACACCGGTTTGTATTTGGGATAGAGCAGTCTCTATGACACGCGCGTTCATAGCCTTGACTTGTTTGTTGACCTCCTTATGGTGGTTACCAGAGTTGTTTATGAAAACTACACGCATGATACCATAAAGATCATCTGGATTCTGGTAATCAATGGATATACCAGTACGATCCTTAAACGCCTGACGAATCCCACGCTGAAGGATATTTTTATTAAATTCAGAAAAGAATAGTCCGTTCAATGGAGTCTCACACTGCTTAACAGAATTCAGGTGGAGATTACTCATTTAATATACACCTGGAAAAAAATTATGTGATAATAGTAAATGCTGAACTACTCGGACTTTAACGAGGCTTACACCAAAGGTCCAAATTCCGTTGACACTATTAAATGTAGTGCTCCCTCCTGCTTTATTGGTTCGTATGCTCCCGTCACCAAGGCTGGTGAGACCGGTCCCTTCTACGTAAACACATACCTTCTCCAGCCCGATCGCCGCATGGAGACCCTCGGAACTGCTACCGTCCGAAGCGCGGATTTACCTTTAGGAAAGAAGTAAGTTAAAAATAAAATTAGAATAGAAAGTATATGAGGGTAATTAAACGCTCAGGTCGTGTTGAGGATATGAAATTTGACAATGTCACCAACAGGATCAAGAATTTAACGTATGGACTTTCTGAGAATTGCGACTCTTCCAAAGTTGCTCAACAGGTTTTCTCGTCTATGTACGACCAAATTACCGCTCAAGAAATAGATACTCTCTCTGCCGAAATATGCATCGGAATGATTACATCTGACCCAGATTACGAAATTTTGGCCACCCGTATTGTGGCGAGTAACATTCAAAAGGTTTGTCCAAACAACTTTCATCTCGCTATGAGAAAGCTTCTGAAATCTGGTATTATCACAGAAGAAGTTTCAGAAGTTGCTTTCAAGGTAAAGGATAATATCGATAGTGATAGGGATTTTGACTTTGGATATTTCGGTATTAAGACTCTCGAGAAGAGTTACCTCCAACGTGTTGATGGTAGACTCGTAGAGACGCCTCAGTACATGTTTATGCGCGTGGCTATTGGTATTCATGGTAAAGATATTCCAGCTGTAATTGAAACGTATGATAAGATGTCACGAGGTCTCTTCATTCATGCAACCCCTACTCTATTCAATGCTGGTACACCTCGTCCTCAAATGTCTTCCTGCTTTCTGATCGCAAATAAGGGTGACTCAATCGATGGTATTTATGGTACACTAACAGAGTGTGCCCAAATCTCCAAATGGGCTGGAGGCATCGGTA